GCAATTTACCAGTGGTTGGGAGTGGTTGGTATTCAACCTATTCTTATGGATTATCAATTTTTTTGGAAAAGACCATGAAATACGTTCTTTGTAAACCTAGAGGCGGATTAAACGACATTCTTTGTGAAGTAGAAAAATGTTGGCGTTACGCAGAAAAACACAACAGATATTTACTTATAGATTCCACAGATTCAGGGCTACACGACAATTTTTGGAAATACTTTGATACCAGACTACCTGCTGTTATCAAGGCTATGCCTAAATATAACGAACTTAACAATTTAACTTGCCATCCGTCAGCTGTTGCAGGTGAACTAGATTCTTACATTTCTAAATACAGCTCTATGCACAGTAACTTCATAGAAGAAGTTAGTAAAAGAAAGTTAACTTTTAATCACAACGCAGAATATACAGAAGAAGTGCTTGTTCACGAACAGTGCTGGGAAGGCGAGTTTTTATCTATATTTTGTTTAGATGGCTTGGTTTTCAAACCAGAAGTTCAAGAATACATTAAAAACAAAATCAAGAATTTAGGTTCTTATGTGGGTTTGCACATCAGAAACACAGATTACAAAATGGATTACCAGTATCTGTTTACAAAAATGAAGGAAGAGGTAAAAGGTAAAAAAATAGTCTTGTGCAGTGATGACTTTAAAATGTTTGACGAAGCTAAAAAATGGTTGCCAGATAATGAAATCATTAGACTGTCTACTTTTAAAGATAATGATGGCTCACCGCTGCATCACATGCATCATGAAGACCAATATCAAATGAATTTAGACGTTTTGACCGATTTAATCGCATTAGCGAAGTCAAAAAAGATATATTTTGGCAACGTAAATAACTTGCAAAAGTTTTCAGGATTCTCAATGTTAGCTTATTGCTTACAAGAAAACCCCACAATATTACACAAATTGCTTAATTCTAACGCCTGGTAATTGGAAAATCGAAATTTTCTGGTGGGTGGGCGGTCAAATCCGTTTTGAGAAATTATCGTTTTTTGGCAGTGCGTTTTGCAATGCGAAATGCCTTTGCTGTTGGGTAACCTGCTTGACCAGGACGTTTTGCAGGTAATCCTAGTTTTCTTCTCTTATTAATGTTGTAGTAGAGACCACGTTTTGCTTTAGGTGTACTAGACAATTTGTGTTCCTTCTTTTAACTGAGCTATGGTTAATCCTCCAGCGTATTGGAAGTGAGCAAGCTCTTTAAAGTGAACCCACTTACCTGCCCACTCTAGTCCTGCCTGTTCACCCAGCTCACCAACCTTTTGCCATACTGGATGGCTGCCGTCCCAGTCTGGTTTGCCATCTACCAGGGGTACAACATCAACAGCGCAACGATAGTTATGATAGCTATCTCCAGCATTAGCGTTAGTAACAATTTTGCCAGGTGCAGTGCGACCTTGAGCATAGAGACTAGCTTGGCTTTCGTTATCTCTGTAAGTTGATGTAATGAGTAAGTCAATTCCAGCATCTTTACATAAGGCAATGAAGTTTTCGACCTTTGTTTTAACTTCTGGAAGTAATTCATTTAAGTCTCTTGAGTTAATCATTTTTTCTCCGATGGTGTTGAGTTGTGAAGCATTGCATCCTTGGCTTGTGAACCTGCAGAGCTACCAAAGTAAAAAGACATGATGGCTGTCCAAGCAGTTCCTAAACTACCGAGCATTAAAAGTAGTGCGTCTGATGTTTTGAACGTTTCCATCATCAATCCTACCAATATACCAAAAAACCCTACGGTGACCAATATAGCGAGGACGGGTGGAATAAATGAGTGTGTACTTTGCTGCATATCTCTGGCTGACTTTCTGTCTGCTACCGCCAGTTGCTCGAAGTCCAACCCCAGTTCTTGCGCTTTTGCTTTTAAAGCTATTTCAGCTTGTTGCACAGATGCTATTTGTTCAGCAGTTAATTTGCCATCTGAGAGCATCTTTTGTGCATCATCTTGTGATACGCCTAAAACCTTAGATACTGCTTCATAGGCAAGACCACCGAATGGTCCACCAAGAGCTGTGGCAATAGTTGGTGCAATAGTTTTTAGCCAATCCATGTTAATCCTCACAAAATTTAGGTAAATAACCAGTCTCTCTAAAGATTTTAAAACACTCTAGCTCTTTAGGATTCTCTTCAAAAGTCCTGTGGAACTTGATATACCAACGTTCTTCTTTTTTGCGTTCCTCTGTCCAAAGATGTATCTGGTACATCAAACCGCCAATGGTAAACGCAACGACAAAAACAGCAATACAGATTGCGACTCCCACTTTAATGTTTCCCGCCCGAATACGCCTTTGGTGTATCCTGAGTTGTTCCTTTTTTTTTCTTCCTTGTCTAAACGGGCTTGCTCTTGAATGAGTCTTGACCGTTCTTCTATAAACTCACTGTAGACTGCGCCAAGCTCTGGTGGAGCTTCATATACCAACATCTGTCTTAAGTCGTACTCAGCCTGTTCTAGTTGTTTTCTACGTAGTACATTTTCAAGAGCAATAGCTTGCAAAGATTTACCTTTAGGTGGATTCTTCTTTAACTCAACATCTGCTTTTATTGCTTTGTCTTGGTGGTCAAAGAATGAACCTAAAGCATCACCCAGTTCGTTAACAATCTTGACTACTTCCCCGCCTGTGGATTTAATTTCTTTGTAGGCAGCTACTCCGCTTTTAACTGCGGAGAAAGCCATCATTGCTAACGTAAACGGGTCTATGATTTACTCCGTGTATTTCTGTGGTGGAAAGTAAACAGTAGAGTTTTTAAGCTCTTCTTCCAGGTCATGGACTGTACCCATCATCCAATCTTCTAAATCTTTAACACTAGGAAAATGCCAATTAATGTATTTCTTCCATCCTGTAGGCTTGTTCAGGTCTAGGCAGTGTCTGATAACTGACTTGATATAGTCTTCAGCGGTCATGTGAATCATCACACCCATAAGGTTGTAGCCTACGGTTATCTGAGGGTTGTGCCATCTGCGAGAAAGTATCATTCTGGCTTTATCAGGTACTTGGTCTTTGTAGAACTTCAGGTCTACCTTAATCTGCTCTAGTTCTTTCTGAGCTTTATCCAGCTCATCTTCTAGTTTTGCAAATTCTTGTTGATATTCCTGTACTGCACTATCTTCTATTTGTACTAAAGCCATCACATACCCCCTTTTAAAAAACCTTAAACGTCCGTACTGCTTTCGTACGTAGACATTGTTTTAAGAACTGTATATATTGCAGTCATTAGCTCACCCTTACCTTCTAAGTCTGCTAATCCAATGTAGTGTGCGTGCTCCATCACAGGAGACATATTTCCATGTCTTGCATCTGCGTTGTAATGTACGCTTACCTGAACTTGGATGTTATCCTTGTTCCCAAAAAAGTTTGTTACTCTAGCGTAAGCCTGCGGAGCAGGTGTTCCAAACTGAGTTGATGCGAGGTTAATTTGTAATGCCATGTTAGTTCCTTAGTATGTCATTTCTGTTGTCTCTACCTTACAAACCCATCTAATTGTAGTTGAGGCTTGTCCTGTAACTGTAACTGCTAAACCACCATTTGTTGTGTCCGCAGTAATAGACACCGCCCAAGTAGCCGCCCCTGTATCTGCCGCTACAGATACCGCAGTTATTCCCGCCCCTACGATAGCAGTAGTTCCGACTCCTGAACCACGTTTAATTGCTCCTTGAAATGTCCAAGATGCCGTATTTCCTGCGCCAGTAACCCCTGCAATAATAGAACCTCTAACGTAATATGCCGAGTTGTTGGGTAGTATTACTTGGTTAGTTGATCCTGCTGCATTTTGATCTGTTGTTAATATTTTAGGCGTTGCATCTGTTGTTATTCCTGATGGAACATACAGCACAGATTGAAAACCACCTGAAGTTAGAGTTTGTCCATTAGCGGCAAAAACAGTAGCGCCTGTAATACTTCTTGTTGAGCCATAGCCCCCACCTAGGCAAGCAGAACTTACAGCATTAGAAATTGCATTGCTTCCACAAATGGTAATTGCGCCTTGAGAAGTTGCTTGGTTTGCCCATCCACCTGCAACAAACGAACCCGATCCAGAAGCAGTATTTGCGGCATATATACCACCACCTGCAACAACTGCATAACTACCAGACGCAGTATTTCCAGAACCACCTAAAACACAAGAAGCAAATCCAGACGCTGTGTTTTTATAACCGCCAGTAATTATTGACCAATCTCCAGATGCTACGTTTCTGTTTGCCGCAGTACCTGCGTCCCC